TCGTCCTACTACTTCTACGACGCCCCGGGTGGCACGGACCTCATCGTGTGCTTCTACAACAGCCCCAACTACGTCGGCCTCGTCCAATGGGACACTACGACCGGCGGCTACGGGATGGGCGTCGGTGTGGACAACGTCACGGAGTCGTTCGCGTTCTCGACCGCGGCGGGCGGCTGCCCGTAGTCCGTGGTCCCCGACGACCGGTCGGGCGGGCCGCACTTCGCCAAGTTCACCGAGACGTATTGCCGCCACACCAAGGGTCGTTGGGCCGGTCGCCCCGTCATCCTCGAGGGGTGGCAACGTGAGTTCTGGTGGGAGGCGCTCGAGATTGACCCGGCCACCGGGCTACGGGTCTATAACGAGGTCGTCCTAGGGCTGCCGCGCAAGAACGGCAAGTCGACCATCGCGGCAGCGGGCGGGTTGTACGGGTTGACCGCCGAGGGCGAGGCCGAACCCGAGGTGTACGTCGGGGCGGCCGCCCGGGCACAGGCCGGTATCGTCATGGGCCAATCGCGGGCGATGGCGATGCGTTCGCCCCGTCTGCTCGACCATCTATTAGTCCGCCGATATTACCTCGAAGCGCCCGGTTCGGGCGGAATAATGCGGGCACTGTCATCGGACGGCGGATTGCAACACGGCCTCAACCCGTCGTGGTTCATCGGCGACGAGTTGCACGCCCACAAGAACCCCGACCTCTGGATTGCCATGACGACCGGTGGCGGTGCCCGGGAGCAGCCCATCACGGTCGGCATCACCACGGCGGGCATCGCCGAGGACGGGCTACTCGGGATGTTGTACGCCCAGATACATTCGGGGTCGACCGGCACCATCGAGAAGCGCCCGGGGTTGACCATCTACCGGGACCGGGACGCCGGGTTCCTCGGTTGGTGGTACGGCGCGGACCCCGACGATGACATCGCCGACCCGGCGGTGTGGCTCCGGGTGAACCCCGCCTCGTGGCTCCAAGACGGCCGGTACCTCCGGCAGCAGTTCACCAAGTTGCGGGACCGCGGCCAACTCATCGAGTGGAAGCGGTTCCACCTGAACATGATGGTCGGGGTCGAGGACCAATGGCTACCCGAGGGCGCGTGGTCCAAGTGCCTGTCGTCGTTGACGCTAGACCCCACCCTCCCCATCGGCGTGGGCATCGACAAGGGCCAGACGGGCGACCTATCGGCGGTCGTCATCGTCCAACGTCAGGGCGAGTCGCTCGTCGTCCGGTCGCGGGTGTTCCCACCCAACGCGGCCACCGGCCACGTCAACACCGAGGCCATCCGCCAGCACCTCCGGGACCTTCGCGAGGCGTACCCGCTGCCCGCCATGCGCGACGACAAGACCCATCGGCCGGTGCCCGGCCCGGCGTTCGCATACGACCGGTGGGCGTTCTCCGAGTCCGCCGAGACACTCGATGACGAGGGCCTGAACATGGTGGACTTCCCGCAGTACGCTGCTACGATGGGACCCGCGTCGACCATCACGTACGAGGCAATCGTCAACGGTAGGCTGGCGCACGACGGCGACCCCGTCCTAGCCGAACACGTACGCAACACGACCGCGGTCCTCACCGAACGAGGGATGAAGGTGACCAAACCCAAGAAGATGACCCCGCGGAAGAATGACGCGTGCATCGCGATGGTCATGGGGACCGCGATGGCCATGCAGGACGCACCCGTGGTCCGCGAACGTCGCCGGTCCCGGGCCATGTCGTTCTAACCCATGGCCATCAACAACCCCGCCGGTAACGCCGATGACGGCATCATCTACTTCCCGACCGACACGTACCCCGCGGTCACCATCCGCGAGGATGGCAACGACGACTCGTCCGAGGCCGGGGCAGCGGTCCGGCGGCTCATCCGCCGCCTCAATGCCCGCCGCCCGATGCTCGAGGAATGGGCGCGGTACTACGACGGCCACCAGCCGCTGGCGTTCGCGTCGGACCGCTTCCGCGAGGCGTTCGGCATGCGGTTCGGGGCGGACCGCGGCCGGGTGTTCGGGTCCAACTTCATGGCGTTGGTCGTTGACGCCACCCGGGAACGGCTAGAGGTCCAAGGGTTCCGGTTCGAGGACGAGGACGGGGACGACGACCTGTGGGACATCTGGCAGGCCAACGACATGGACGGATGGTCGGCCGTGGCCCACACCGAGGCGTTGAAGAAGGGCGTTGTCTACGCATTGGTCGAACCGGCAGCCGACGACGAGGGGTTCGAGCGCATCACCATCGAGGACCCGTGCCACACCATCGTTGAGTTGGACCCGCGGACCCGCCGCCGGGTCAACGGATTGAAGCGGTGGTACGACGACGAGGGGCACATGGTCGTCGTCCTCTACACCCCCGACTGGGTCTACAAGTACCGGTCCGACAAGCCGCTCGCGGCGTCGGTCACGTCGGGACCCGACTACGTGTTCACATCGTCCGCCGGGACCAACAACGCGTACGTGTTGGAACCGATGCAGGTCGACGGCGAGGATTGGCCGCTGCGGAACCCGGCCGGGGTCGTGCCGTTGGTGCCGTTGGTCAACCGGCCCGACATCAACGGCAACGGCCGGTCCGAAATCGACCCGGTCATGTCCAATCAGGACGCCATCAACAAGTACCGGGCGGACGCGTTGGTGGCGGCCGAGTTCGCGGCGTTCCGGCAACGGTGGGCCACCGGGTTGGACATCCCCGAGGACCCCGATACCGGGCAGCCCATCGAGCCGTTCAAGTCGGCGGTCGACCGGTTGTGGGTCGTGCCGCCGCCGGACCCGGACGACCCGGTGGAACGCCCCGACACCAAGTTCGGTGAGTTCGAGGCGACCGACCTAGAGCCGTACCGGTCGATGATTGAGGAGGAGGTCGGGCACGTCGCGTCCATCTCCCGGACGCCATACCATTACCTCATCGGGCAACCGACGTCCGTCCCGCCGTCCGGGGAGTCGTTGAAGTCATCCGAGGCCGGATTGGTCCGCAAGGTTCACACTATCGCCGTGTTCTTCGGCGAGGGGTGGGAGGAGACCATGCGGGTGTGCCTACGGATGCGTGACGACCCCCGGGCGGACCTACGGACCGCCGAGACGCTGTGGGCCGACCCCGAAACCCGGAACGACGCGTCGACCGCGGATAGCGTCCAGAAGCTGCATTCCGAGGGTGTCATTGACGACGAGGAAGCGTGGCGGATGTTGGGGTTCAGCCCGTCGACCGTGAAACGCCTCCGCAAGCGCAAGCAGGCCGCTGAGGCCGAGGCCGCTGCCGCCGAGGCCGACGAGGCTAGACGGGCCGCCGATGCCGCCGCTACTGTTCCGCCCGAGGCTCCGTTCGCATCCGGAGCACCTCGTGGGGCCGCGGGCGGCGGTGCTCCTACGCCGCCGTCCGCATAACACATGGGGACTAGTAATACAGCGGGGTAATCGCATAGCATGACGGAAGCAGAGGGCGCGTCCACCTCCGACGGCGGTCAGGCACCGTCCGACGGGGCACCCCCGGCGGGTACGCCTCCCCCGGTCACCGGTCAGGCACCGGAGGCCACTCCCACTACCGGCACACCCCCGGTTGACGACGACCCGGACGCGGGACTTAGCGAGGCCGACCTACGTCGGTTGCTCAAAAGGGTCCGTGGCGAGGCGGCGGAAAACCGGACCAAACTCCGGGAACGCGAGGAGAAGGACGAGGCAGCGCGACGGGCGGCGATGACCGACCTCGAGCGGACGGCAGCGGAACGCGATGAAGCGCGGGCTGCGGCCGCCGAACGGGAACGGACCATCCGCCATCTGACGGCACGCACGACCATCTTCGAGGCGGCGACGAAGGCAGGGTTCCGCAACCCGGAACTAGCGTACCGATTGGTCGACCTCGACACCCTCGAGTACACGGATGACGGGACCCCGAAGGGGGTCGATGCAGCACTACGGAAGGTGCTGGAGCGCGACCCGTACTTGGCCTCGGCCAAGGGTGGCGGCGACTTCGGTGGCGGTCCGCGGGGCGGCGGTGACGGTAGCGGTCAGGACATGAACGCCTTTATCAGGCGGGCAGCCGGGCGGCAATCCTAGACCCGCGCCGGGTTCCCGCGGAGGAACTCGATGGCCACCTATAACTCGCTCATCACGCGGTCGGACGCCGACTCGCTCATCCCCGAGCCGGTAGCCCGGGACATCATCCAAGGCCTCCCCAATGCGTCCGCCGCCCTGTCGTCGTTCCGTCGGACGACCATGTCGTCCAAGACGGTCAAGCAGCCGGTCCTGTCCGCGCTGCCCACGGCGTACTGGGTCAACGGCGACACCGGTCTGAAGCAGACGTCCGACATGGCGTGGGGCGACCAGACCCTGACGGCCGAGGAACTGGCCGTCATCGTCGCGGTCCCCGAGGCCGTGCTGGACGACGCCGAGTTCGACATCTGGAACGAGGTTCGCCCGCGGCTCATCGAGGCGTTCGGGGCGAAAATCGACCGGGCCGCGCTGTTCGGCGTCGATGCTCCCTCGTCGTGGCCGGACGGCATCGTGCCGCAGGCGGTCGCTGCCGGGAACGTCGTGGTCGAGGGGACCGGCGTCGACTTCGCCGACGACGTGTCGTTGACCTTGGAAGAGGTCGAGAACGACGGCTATGACGTCAACGTCGTGTACGCCCGCCGGAAGGTCCGGGCGCGGCTCCGCCGCCTCCGCGACGCGAACGACCAGCCGCTCTACCAGCAACTCGGTCAGGGTTCGCCCGACCAGTTGTATGGCAACGACCTCCTCTACGTCCGCAACGGTTCGTGGGTCAACAACTACGAGCTCATCGCGGGCGACCGGGACAACGCGGTGCTAGGCATCCGGCAGGACATCACGTTCAAGTTGTTCACCGAGGGCGTCATCTCGGACGACAGCGGCAACGTGGTCCTCAACCTCATGCAGCAGGACGCCATCGCGCTCCGTGCCGTCATGCGGGTCGGGTTCGCCATCGCCGAGCCGGTGTCGACCGAGAACACGACCGGGTCGTTCCCGTTCGCGGTGCTCATCAACTCGGGTTCGTAGTCCGAAC